CATTGGGGCTTTACAAGCCGATCAATCCCGACCCGATTCCCGCCAAGTACGTCCTGCATTGGTTCCTGATGGAACGTCCTGGACAGCATCGAGGCGTCCCCGCGTTCAAGAGCACGCTTGGACTGGGTGCCGTTCATCGCCGGTTCCGAAACGCCGTGGTCGATGGCGCCGAGACGATCAGCAACATTTCGCTGATTGCTCAGACGCAATCGCCGCCGATGAGCGACGACGACGTGCCGACGCCGGATGAGTTCGCTCCATTCTCGTCGGTCGAGTGGCAGCGGAACATGATGATGATGGCCCCGATGGGTTGGAACATCTTTCAACCCAAGGGTGAGCAGCCGCCCGCGACGTATGAGATGTATATGCGGGCGCACATTCAGGAACTCGCTCGCCCGCGTTCGATGCCCTACAACATCGCCGCCGCAGACAGTTCCAATTCCTCGTTCGCCAGCGGCAAACTCGACCTGTTCCCGTATTACATGGTGGTTGACAGCGTTGACCGCGAAGACTGCAACGACCTTGTGCTGGACAAGTTGTTTTCGTTGTGGTGGCAGGAATACGTGCTGGTCAATCAGGCCCAAGGCCGGATGTGGGACCAAGACCCCAGCGAGCCGCCCGACCACTCATGGGACTGGCCACGTAACCCGATTGCCGACGAAGCCTCGGAAGCTCGCACGAACGCGGAGAAGTTGCGAACTGGGCAAGCCGCACCATCGGACATTGCCCACGAAGGCGGCGAGTCATTTGAAGACCAACTACGAAAGATGGCCCGCGACTACGGCAAGACCGTGGACGAGATTCGCGAGGCATTGTTTCAAGTCAACGTCGCTCCGAAGTCTGGCGGCATGATCCAGCAGGGCGAACCGGGCGAGAAGTCCAAGGATGGTAAGCCCGGTCAACAGCCGCCGAAGAATCGCGAGCAACCCGAACAGAACGGCAAAGACGCCCCGACGCAAGAGCAGATGTCGATGCTCGTCGGACAACTCACGGCGTTGTTGCCGCAACTACAAGCCATTGTCGCGAGGGCAACATGAACCCAGCAGCCCCGTTTGAAACACAAGTTCCGATGAACTACTTGCACGTCAGCATCCCCCAGACGCCGACGCCGCAGCAGTTGGCCAACGTGCTGGAACACTTGACAGGACGACCGGCCGACCGGCAGGAAATCGCCCAAGTGGAACGGCAGTTGGAAGTCCCGCAGCAAAGTTACGCACCGGGCGGGGAGTCCATGATTCCGACCCGCATGGTGATTAAATAGGAGCGACTTGCATGGCCGCACAAAACAAGTTCTCCACAACGCAATGCAACATCGACGCCGAGATGGCGAAAGCGGTTTGCGCTGCCGCTGCCGAAATCCCCGATGACGATCTGGCGGAAGGCGGTCGGACTGCGGAGCCGCACATCACGTTGAAATACGGCTTGCATACCAACGACGCCACCGAAGTTCAAAAGGTGTTGCAAGACGAACCGCCGATTAAGGCGAAACTCGGAAAGACCTCAATCTTTGCCGAAGCCGGGATGCCGCACGAAGTCGTCAAGGTAGACGTGGAAAGCGACGACCTGAAACGCTTGAACGCCAAGGTGGCCGAAGCACTGGAACACACGGACACGCACCCAGACTACAAGCCGCATGTAACGCTGGCCTATGTCAAGATCGGCCGCGGCGAGAAACACGCTGGCAAAGACATTTTGGCCGGCAAGGAAGTCCAGTTCGGCAGCGTATCGTTTCGGGCGTGCGACGGCACCATGACCGACATTCCGTTGAAGCCGATCGAAGCCAAGATCGACGAGGAAGAGGAATGCGACGAAGACGATGACGAGTGCCGAGAGGAAATCGACGCTGGCTGCAAGGTGACGGCGGAACAGGCGGCCGTTGCCATGCAGAGCGTGATTCTAGCAGAGAACCCGTACCACGATCGGCTTGGGCGATTCACAACGAAGGATGGTGCCGAGTTAGGCGACGATGAGGCGAATGCCGTTCGTGACTTGGCAAGCGCGACCGGCCGCGCGGCAAACAAAGGCGTAGTGAGCCACAAGGTTGCCGCCGAAACTTACGAGCGAGCTGCCAAAGAAGCCGAGCGAGTTGCCAAGAGAAGTGCGGAAGAATTCGAGAAGGCAACGAAGCGTGGCGACAAGTTGGGCCAAGCGGCACACATGACTGAAGCCAATCGTGCGGCCCAGAACGTAATGACGTTCCGCAAGATGGCAAGTGAGCATTCGGGCACGCCGGATAGCGGGACAGTGCGAACATTCGGCGGCACAACAGCAAGTGCGATTTCGCAGTTAGCCCGTTCCGAAGTCGGCAAGGAAGTCGCCAAGTTTGCATGGGAAAAAGCCACCGGAACCCCAGCCGGTAGCACGCGAGAAAACCTAGCGACAGGATTGAAGTTGTTCCAGCAATGGAAGGCGAGCGGCGGCAAGGCAGGACCAGGAATGGCAAAGGCCGGCGTTGATCCATCGTTGGCGTCGTTTTCGTCCAGTTTCGGCAGTGCGACTGAAGCATTGTCGTCGTTTACGGTAGGCGGGAAAGCACCATCAGAACGGACATTTCGCCGGGCTGCTGCCGCACGTCGCGACGTAACGAGTTCTGACATCGTAACCGCCGCCATTCTCGCAAGTGCTGGTGCTGGCGACATTCTCGCCTATAACCCGAACCATGACGAAATGGGACGGTTTACAAGCGCTGCCGACTCTGCAAGTGCAGAGGCCGAGAAAACCGGAACGCGAACTGCGCATTGGTCAGCAATGGACAGACACGCCGAAGCGTTTGATTACGCTTCACAGGCGGCAAGGAAAATGAAAGACGCTGCCGGGAAAGAAGAGTACACCAAGATTGCGACCAAGCATTTGGAGCGGATTGGATACCACGACGCGGCAATCAAGACGCTGAGTAGCCAACCCAGCAAGCTCAAAACATTTGCAACACGCGCCGCCAATACGGCCGCTGCAATGGCGATGACCGGACTTGTTGGCGCGTTGGCGATGAAGGCACTTAAAAGCAACCTTGCAACGCCACGGCAAGTAAAAGATTACGACCGAGAAACGTCGCGTCAGCCTAGTGCATATCGGCCGCCATCCATGTCGGCATCGGAAATTGTCGAACACACGATACTCGCAACGCAAACTACTGAGCATCCACCCATCGAGGCATCGCCAGCACCGTCTTTCCCCGACATCGTAGGAACCCAAGGCAGCGCGGACATTCAAGCCGCATTCACTGCCGGCGAGATTACGCCACGTTTCACCGTCGCCCCCGCGTACAACGGCGGCCCGTTAAAAGTCGGCGGCTACGACATGGCGATCATCGTTGACCTTGCCGGCATGACGGTCAACCAGCAGTCCGTGCAAGCCGTCTTGTTCCACGATGGCGAACGGCTTGTGGGGCACGTTGACAGCGTGCGAAACAACGGCAAGACGCTGGAACTGTCGGGGCCGATGAGCGGCCTATCCACGGTGGTCAGCGAATTCCTTGGGAGCGTGCGGGCCAAGTTCCCGTGGAAAGCAAGCATCGAAGCACGCCCGCTTGCGAAGCCGGAATTCATTCGAGAGGGACAGAAGGTCAGCGTGAACGGTCGCACCTTCGACGGGCCGGTACTCGTTGCCCGCAAGACCGAATTGTACGGAATTTCGTTTGTCCCGCGTGGGGCCGACGACAAGACCGTTGTTTCTATCGCGGCACAAGCCGCTAAAAATCGGAACCATCACTACAAGGAGAACCCAAAGATGGAACCCAGCTTGACGTTTGAGCAGTGGCTTGATGCTGTCTATCCGAAGCCGATCCAAGCCAAAATGGACGACGCCGACAAAGCGTCTGCCAAGGAACTGTACGACAACGCGATGAAGGCGCTCACCGAAGCCGGCGCTGGCGGTGGTGACGGCGGCACGATTACCGCTCAGGATACGTTCGACCTGGACGACATCCGCGCAGGATTCGACGACGCCGTGGAAGATTCGCAGATCATCTTCGCCAAGTACGAAGACTGCGAAACGCTCGCCCGCAAGGATCTTCGCCAGATCCAGGGCGAGACCAAGAAGGAACTCCGCGACTTGAAAGCCAAGGCGATCGAGGGCCGCTGGGACAAGCCCCTGTTTGAGTCCAAGTGCGCCACGATTCATGCGGCGGCCGAGTTGAAGTTGCTGCGGGCCAGCCGTCCGACCGGGCCAACGATCATCAGCACGCCCGCGCGGCCGGAAGTGACCAGCGATGTCATCGAAGCCGCGATGTGCCAAGCGATGAAGTGGGAAATGAAGACGCCGGTGCTGAACGAGAAGACCGGCCAGCAGGAAAACACCATCATCGCGAAGTTGGAAGACAAGTTCACTCCGGAAACGCTGGACAAGGCCCACAAGCTCTATCGCGGACGCATCGGTCTGCAGCAGATGTTGCTTCACGCCGCCCAGGCCAACGGGTTCGCCGGCCATGAGTTCCCCAAGGGCCACTACAAGGAAGTGCTGGCGTTCGCGTTCAACACGAACCCCTACGGGAATCCGATTCACGCCGAAGGCGAATCGGCCCTGTCGCTCGACGGCATCCTGTCGAACTACATGAACAAGTTCCTGCTGCAAGGGTTCTACATGGTCGAGCAGGTCTGGCGGAAGATTTGCACCGTCAAGCCGGTCAACGACTTCAAGACCTCGTACAGCTATCGTATGTCGGCGGATTCCGAGTTCCAGAAACTCGGCCCGACCGGCGAGATCAAGATCGGTACGCTGTCGGACGAGACGTTCACCAATCAGGCTGCGACCTACGCCCGTGGGTTCAACCTCGACCGGCGCGTCATCATCAACGACGACTTGGGCGCCATGACGCAGTTGCCCATCCAGATCGGTCGTGGCTCCGGTGTGGCCCTGAACAAGATGTTCTGGACCGCGTTCATGGACAACTCGACGTTCTTCCAGACCAGCGGCAACGCGATTACCTCCGTGTCCGGTGCCGATTCGGCGCTGAGCATTGACGGTCTGACCGCTGCGGAAAAGGCGTTCGTCGCCATGAAGGACGTAAACGGCAACCCGATCGGGCATTATCCGTCGATCGTGTTGGTTCCGCCCGATTTGTCCGCGTTGGCCAGCCAACTCTACACGAGCACGCAACTGCAACAGGTTGCGACCGCGTTGACCTCGACCTCGGCGGCCAGCAAGAGCGTGAGCGGGTATCCGATCAACAACCCGCACGCCAACAAGTTCGTGCCGGTAATGAGCCGGTATCTGAACAACCAAAACTTTACCGGGTACAGCACGACGGCTTGGTACTTGATGGGCGATCCGCAGATGAGCGGCATCAGCACCATCGAAGTCGTCTTCCTGTACGGTCAAGAGGCTCCGACGATCGAAAACACCCAAGCGGACTTCGACACGTTGGGCATCAAGTTCCGTGGCTTCCACGACGCCGGCTGCACCAAGCAGGATCACCGTGGCGCCGTGAAGATGGCGGGGGCGTGATAGGCGGTTCGCAACTACAACTCGCCCGGTAATGAGCCGGGCGGATTCGGGATCAGTTAGCAATTCATTCGACAAGGAGACTCGAAAATGGCTCAGAAACCTGTCCTTCCCTGGCAGGATGGTGATTCGATTTCGTTGGATTACTACGCCGCAACGGCCAAGGCCGGTGGCGAAGTGGTTCTTATCGGCGACATGGTTACGATCTGCCCGTTTACCATCGCCGCCGGAACCAAGGGTGCTGTGAAAGTTGGTGGCGTGTGGAAGTTCCCCAAGGCGACTTCCGTGACGTTCACTGCCGGCGACGACGTGTACTGGGATGCGACCGGAACGCCGGTCAACGCCACCACGGCGCAGTTGGCATCCGGTGCGGCAACGTCCGTAGCCGGTTCCTACTTGATCGGCGTGGCGGTTCCGAATCCCGGCAATAGCACGAGTAATGATGTTGTCGCTGGTGACGAATTCGTTTGCGTTCACGTCAAGTCCGCGATCAACATCGCCACGGTGGGCGGTGCGATTACCGCTGTGACCTCCATCGCGGCAGGTGATTCCAGTTTGGGGATCACGGGGCAAGCCGGTTCGACAAGTGCCGGTGGCATCGTCGCTCTGACGGGCGGTGCTGGCGATTCCGGGGCGGGTGGTGCCGTTACCGCGACGGGCGGTGCGGGTAGCTCCGAAGCTGGCGGTGCGGTTACGCTCGTTGGCGGTGCCGGAAACGGTGCCTACGCGGGCGGTGCGGTCAGCATGACGGGTGGTGCCGGTGGTGCCGGTGGTGCCGGTGGTGCGGCTGCGGTTGCTGGCGGCGTTCCCGCGAGCGGCAACGCGGCTGGCGGTGCGGCGAGCTTGGCCGGTGGCGCTGGAGCCGGAAGCGGTGCGGGCGGTGCTTGCTCGATCGTGTCCGGCAAAGGCGGTGCGACCGGGGCCGGTGGTGCGTTGACCATTACCGCAGGGCGGGGCGGCGATACGTCCGGCAATGCGGGGACAGTGGCAATCGCGGGTGCGGCTGGAAACGGCACGACCAACGGTGCCGGTGGTGCAACGTCCATGACGGGCGGTGCTGGCAAGGGCAACGCGGCCGGTGGTGCGGCAAGCGTCGTGGGTGGCGCTGGTGGCGCGACCGGAGCCGGTGGCGCGATTGCGGTCACTGGTGGAGCCGGTGGCGCAACGAGCGGCACGGGCGGCGCGGTTGCCATCGCTGGTGGTGCTGGAACCAACGGAAACGCGGACGGCGGTGCTCTGTCGCTCGACGGTGGTGCCCCCAACGGTTCCGGTGCGGCCGGTGCAATCACCATCGGGTCCAATTACGCGGCCAGTATCACGCTTGGCAAGATGCCGCGTGTTCCCGTGGCATCGGTAACGGCGACGGCCAGCGGTGTCATCGGCAACTCGAATGCCGTAGCCGAAGGTATCAGCGTTGTGGCCGGTGCGGACGATACGGCGGCCGTCAAGCTGCCCGAAGCGGTTGCCGGTGCTCAGGTGATTATCTTCAGCACGGCTGCCTCGAAGAACTTGGTTGTGTTCCCGGCCGTCAATGACGCCATCGACGCCTTGGGAGCCAACAACTCGTTCAACTCGGCAACCGACGCTCCGAAGCTGATGTTCATCGCCACGTCGGCGAGCCAGTGGTACTCGATCATCGACAAGGCGGGATAACCACTGTCAACACAAGCCCGGTCCATCGGTCGAATGGACCGGGCTTCGGATTGTCAAATCGACCACTGAGGAAACTGCCAAATGTCCGATTACACCGTGTTCGTGGCTCCACCTGGCCCGAACTTCTCTTTTGGAACCGTGCGCGGGTTGCTGGCCCTGGTATCCAGCAAGCACAAGGTCGAACTGTCGGCATCCGGTAACGGGTTCGACGACTTCGACATCCTGTGGACCCAAGCATTGAACGCATCGGAAGAGGGCAAGATTACCCACTTTGCGATGCTGCATTTAGACATCGTGCCGGATAGCGAAAACGGCGAGATTTGGCTCGACACGCTGATTGACGAGATGGATCGGTTGGGACTCGATATGTGCTCCGCGATCTCACCCCTGAAAGACTTTCGCGGGCTGACAAGCTCGGGGATCGGAGACCCGAATGATTCATGGAGCCCCTATCGTCGCATCTGTGTCCGTGAACTCGATTCCATGCCAGAGACGTTCAACGCGGCCGACTTGGGCTATCCAGACAAGCCGCTGTTGCACAACTCGGGCTGTTGGGCGTGTGACTTGCGAAGTACCGTGTTTCATCAAGAGGCGGAAGACGGAACATGCGGGGCGTACTTCGCGTTCCCCGAACGAGTCTATCGCAATCCTGCAACGGGGCGGTGGATGCACGCGAGGGAATCCGAAGACTGGTTTTTCTCCCGGTGCTTGTGGAGGATTGGCGCCAAGACGGCGATCACCCAGAAAGTGAAGCTGACCCACATGGGCAGGGCCGGATACAAGAATCACGGCCGTTGGGGTGAGATGGAGCACGACGACGAAACCGCGTACAAGTGGGCCACGCCACGCGGCATCTGGGATGATATCCCTGGCTGGTTCGATTTCTCCGACGTGTACCAAGAGCAGGTTGATCGCGTGAATGGTCGGCAGGCTCATTTCGTCGAAGTAGGGGCATGGCTCGGTAAGTCCACCGTGTTCATGGCCGACGCGATTCGCAAGAGCGGCAAGGCAATCCGGTTCGACTGCATCGACAACTGGGAAGGCGGGACCGAAGGCAAGGCCAATCGCGTAACCGGACGCGAGATCGTGGCGAAACGCAAGACGGATTTACACCGCGATTTTCTCGACAACGTGAAGCGGTGCGGGGTCAGTAGTTTCGTGAATCCAATTCGCGGCGACTCGACCAAGACCGCCGAACAGTATGCGGACAGTTCGCTTGATTTCGTGTTCATCGACGCGGACCACGAATACGAATCGGTGTTGCGAGACTTGCGAGCGTGGTATCCCAAGGTGAAGCCGGGCGGGACACTCGCCGGTCACGATTACCACGAAAGCGGACCAAAGAAGGCTGTCGATGAGTTCGCCGCTCTTATCGGCAAGCCGGCGCAGAAGCGGTGCCATTCGTTTGTGATTCAAGTGTGATTCAAGTTTGAAAGGAAACTGCCAGTGTCGAAATTTGAAACTGCAATGCAAGAGGCGAGTAGACTTCACTAGACGCTTCTCAACGAGTATGCCAGTCTGTTAACCGTGCTGGAACGTGTGAAAGCGGGAACGGTGCGGCCCGATCAACTGAGTGTGAACATGGGCGAACTGACGTGGGCGATCATCGTGGATGAACCGCCTGCGGAAGTCACTCCCGAAGTTGCGGAGACCGTTGAAGGCTGACCATGACGACCCTTGCTACCAGAGCGCGAACGGCACACTATCGCGGGATTACAACCGCCCGCGAAGAAGTCGTGACGTTCCAGCGTGGCAGCAAGACTTGTACGGTGACACACGCCGTTCGGGCCGAACAGACAGACGACATCATTGGCCCGGACGGCGTGATTACTCACCATGCGAGCGTTGATTGGCTACTGCCTCAAGCCGAAGTGCTGATTGACACAGAAGCGGTGGAACCGCGAATCAACGACCGTGTGTTGCCGAGCGATGGCAAGGTTTACGAGACTATGAAGCAGGGAGTGAACTTGCCGGCTGTGGTGCCTCACTGCGGTAGTTTGTTCTGGCTGGTGCATACGAAGCGGACGAAGGAATGAAATGGCAACCTGTCCCCCGATTGAAATTGCCGAAGCGATGAAGACGACGTTCGACGCCGCCGTTGTCGCTGGCACTTTCAGCGTGCCGTTCGATTGCCGGGCGGGCATCGTGTTTGAGGAAAAGCTGCCGGACCTTCCGGGGGCAGGCGACAGGGTATTGCGTCCGCTGGTTGACATTTGCATCCAGCCGAATCCGCGAATTGAAGTGGTCGGGCGTCCGAAGTTCGGGCACATCGTCCCGGTTCGTATCGGACTGCGGCAACAACTTAGTTCGGCGTGCTACAGGGAAGACTCGACCATCGACCTTGACAAAATCCGACCGCAACTGACGCTGTTCTACGAGTTGATGCAATTCCTGATGCCGAGCACGACGTACCCGCATGGGATGGTGCTTACCGGGAGTTATGCCGCGTTCGTGCCTCAGATCAACGTCATGTTCGCGTACCATCCCGAACTGCTGCAAACCGACAAGCAATACTGCGGCATCTTTGAAGTCTCCTACATGACCAGGGAGGCCGCACCATGAGCCAAGTAGTTGTCGAAGTCGAAATCGACGATCAGTTTCAGGCGGTACAGAAGTTCGTTTTGGAAGGCGCACACGCGGGGCTTGTCGAACACGCTGAATCCGTCCTAGACGTGGCGGCGGGTTCGATGCGAGTGGCAACAAGTCGAGACGACCATGCCGCTGCAGGCGAGCCCCCGAACGTCCAGAGCGGCAAGTTTCGCAGTTCATTGGCGTGGGCGGAACAAGGCGGGTTCATTTACGTCGGCTCGAAAGCGTCGGAAGTCGGGCAACGCGGGGCATGGTTTGAGTTCGCCGGACGCGAGCAACCGGAAGAGATGAAACGCAAAAGCCGACGCTCGACCAAACGCAAGTGGAAACCGCATCCGTTCATCGGACCAGCGATGGAAAAAGAACAGCCGAACTTTACTGGCCGCGTGGCCAAGGCAGCTTTTACCGGAGGCACATAGCCCCAATCACCAGAAGGAGACTCAGATATGCCAGCCCCCTATGATCTGATGGGTTACGCGCGTCAGTTGTTCTACGGAACCGCTGGCTCGACCGCGACGACCCAGTTGACGAACGTGACAGACATCCACCACGACATCGCCATCGACAAGGGCGATACCACCGTGCGCGGAGCCAGCGGAATTCCGATTGGCACCGACAAGCCGACCAAGCGGACGCCCAAAGTGACGTGGACGATGCGAAACCAGCCGAACGATGCTCAGTTGGTCTTGCTCCGTGCGGCGGCCAAGGCAGGAACCGGCGTGGCCCTGGTTATCAAAGAGTTCAATTCCGCTGGAGTCGCCACCACGATCTTCGACGCCGATTGCAACGTCTCGGTGAGCGAGAAAGATCCGCTGACAGGCGAATCGACGTTCGACTTTGAGGCATCGTGCAGCCGCGATTACGGCCGTGCCCCGGTGTTCTAACCACAACCACTGTGCTTCCCCTCGATAACACGCGGGGCGGATTGAAACGATAGGAGACACGAAACATGGCTCACGGTACTTACTCGGTGAACGCCAACATTGGCGGAATCCAGATCGCAGATCAAGTCACCCGCGAGGGCGACCATCCGAACCCTTACGAGGTGACGCTACCCGTTGCCAGTTCGGGAACCATCGTCAATCGGACGAACGACACGCTGACGGACGTGACGCTATCCGCTGGGCATGGATTGACCAACGGGACTTACGACTGTTTTTTCGCCAGCGGAGTTGCCTACGGATGCACAGGCAACATCACGTCCAACGTGCTGACCCTGAACTCCGGTGCCGGCGACGCCTTCCCTGTCAACACAACCGCGTGCCAAGTGTCCAAGGTGACTTCGATCAACACCGCCATCGACGGTGACGAGATCGAAATCATCGCCATCAACTTGAAAACGACCAACGGAACGAAAACGAAGGTCGGACACATCAAGTTCATGGACAGCGGCAACGCTCTTGTCGCCGAAATCGACCTCGTGGAGAACACGCCGCGAGTGTGGGACATTGCGGGCGGGGCGGCCAATCCGTTCACCGGAAACGCGATCACCCATGCTCAAGCGGCGATGAACGACACGGCGACGGCTGCGACCCTGCAAATCGCGTCCTTGGAAGATTCGACCCCGTAAGGTGAATTATGCACGACGACGAACGCTACACCCTCGGCGCGTCACAGCGCGCCGGGGAACTGGTGCCGGTGGATGGAGTGTCCGACGCTCAGACCGCGTACTTTGAACGCAAGTGGGCGAAACTCGGATGGCTCGACCCGGAGACCGGAAAACTCACCCGCAAGGGCATGGCGGCCAAGGGTGCGAAGTCGCCGCCAATCGTCAGCGGATACGAGACGAAAATCGAGTTCGCACCGATTCAGATGGAAGAGGATACCGTCGTCCAAGTCGAGCCGGTGGAATTGGAGGAAGTGCCGCCGACCAAACTGGACGGCGAGTATTACGAATAGCGTTGTTTCCCGTACCTCAAACTGCCGAGGGATCAATGGACCGTTATCACATCCTGCTGGCCATGCCGGGGCCACACATCCGGTTCACGCTCGCCCAATCCGCGTTCTGTTGCGTAGCCAAGGGGCACCAGATGGAAATCGTCGGTGCCGACGCCGCAAGCTGGGACAACATGAACGTGCTGTGGTGTACCGCCTTGAACGCCGCGAAGGATCACGGCGTTACTCACTTCGCGATGATCCATGCCGACATTGTTCCAGTGCTTGACCAAGACTGGATCAACATCATGCTTGCCGATATGGACGAACGCGACTTGGATTTCATTTCGGCGGTTGTCCCGATCAAGGATCAACGCGGCATGACCAGCAGCGGCATCGGCGACCCGAAAGACCCGTGGGTGCCGTGGCGCCGGTTCACGATGCACGAAATTTACTCGTTCCCGCCGACGTTCAACCAGGACGACATCGGCTATCCGTCGAACGATTGGTACTTGAACCACAACAGCGGCATGATTATCGCGGACCTGCGCAAGCCGGTGTTTCGCAAGTCGCTGCCCGATGGGGAAATGGCGATCTGGTTTGAGTTCCGCAAGCGAATGTACTTCGATGCGAATGGTGAAGCCAAACTGGTAGGCGAATCGGAAGACTGGAACATCTCCCGTCGGCTCTGGCTTGCAGGTGCCAAGACCGCGATTACCCGCAAGCCGGCGTTGCAGCACTACGGCATGGTCGGGCATCCCAATACGCACGCCTGGGGCAACCACGTCCATGACGAAGGATGCAAATACAAATGGGAGCACTTCGACCCTATCGGGGAAATCAAGTCGCCCGTGTCGCAAACAGCCGATCCGGTGGACTCAATCCGAGGCTGGCTATTCCCCGGCGAACGAGCGGAGTTGGAACGTCTGGCGGCTGGAAAGAACGTGGTCGAGTTCGGCTCCTATTGTGGCAAAAGCACTGTCGCCATGGCGCGGGTAGCCGAGCATGTCACAGCGGTTGACGACTTCCGGGGCGTGGAGCCGCACGCCTGCTTGGACAGCGGCGGCAAGGTGACAACGCCGGGGCACGAAACCGAACTGATGGCTGAGTTCTGCGGAAACGTCGAACGGTGTGGAGTCAAAGACAAGGTGAGCGTGGTTGTCGGGACCGCCGAAGCGAAAGCGAAGTCGATTCCGCTTGAAGGCGTGGGGCTTGTATTCGTTGACGCGGACCATTCCTACGACGCGACCTATTACGTGGGTGGCGTACTGTTTGAGCGCATGATTGACGAGGGACTGAATTGCACCATCGCCTTTCACGATTACAACCAGGACGACCCCGGCGTAATCAAGGCGGTCAAGCAGTTGTCGAGAGAGTTCAAGCGTTCGTTCCGCGTGGTGACGACGCTGGCGATATTTGATGGGGTGTCTGCGTAGCCCCTGTTGCAAGCACCGTGGGGGTGCGGTCTGGCTGTCCGGCAGTTCGGCCGTGACGACCCCCACGGTGATTTTATCTTTCCGAAAACTGCCGAATGAGGAAACTGCCGTGGCTGAACCAAGAGCACCGAGAACCTTTAAGGACATGAAAAACCGCGAGTGGACGATTCTTCTTACTGGGCCGATTTTTGAGGCCATCGAGAAAGCAATCGGCATCGACATTTCGGCGGAAGACGGAAGCGGGCTACTCAAGGCGTGTGCAAAGGGGTGGAACGTCGCCCGCATCTGCTGGATTGCGTGCGAAGAGGCGATTAGAGCGGCGGGAGTCACCGAGAAGCAATTCGGTGAAGCGATGGCGTCCGGCGACGTGACGTGGGAAGCCAAGATGGCGCTGAGGGAAGCACTCG